ACCAGTTAAAACAAACTATTCTTTGAGGATTGTTAAGTAGGGTAGGGCATACCCGAACTCTAGGCTTGTATCCTAGTACGCTTTTGGAGATGAACCCGCTGGGGTTGTTGTGAGTCAGGCTTGTTGATTGGTGGTACTACCACGGTCAAACAGTCTGGGTAATGCCGAAAGGACATAACGCTTTAAGGTATGTCGCTGAATTAAGAATTCTCGCACCTTCAGGTCGGTGAGTGTCAAGAATTTATTTTTTTTATGAGCCTAGAAACGCTATCCAGCCGAGCATCACTTTTTCCGATCGCCCAATGGGGGTCTTCTCTGCCCAGGGAAACTGTACGACGAGTTATTTACAAGCCCCCCCTGACAAAATTTCTAGAGGATAACGGGGTTCCTTTAGATATTCAGGCATTTCTGTGGTTAAATAAAACTACAGCGTTTAATCTGGAGGCAGGAACTTTAGTTAAACTAACTACAGATTAATTAATAAAAATTTATCGATACGATCCAAGACCAACCCTAGCCAAGAGGTCGAGCCAAAAAAGCTCGACCTCTTTTTTGTAAATTTTTATGAGCACTTCAATTGAAGCTTTAGGTGCAGTGCTATCTCAAAAAAATAGCACCACGGTCAAAAATGCGTGGCAAGCGCTCACGGATCTCTTGCTAGCGTCTGGGAATTTGTCGTTCTCCGACATTCCCAAAGAATTAGTCAGCGCTCAAAGCGTTTACGAGGCTCACAAGAAAGAAATCAACGCTTCGGGAAGACTGACGGACAGCGTAGACAGAGAAACCTGGCAGATGCGGTTGCGGACAGTGATAGATCATTTTGGCGTCATGTTTTGCCAAGCAGTGCGCTACAGCGAAAAGTCCGACAAAGATGCAATGATTTCCGAACTAATTTCGGACTTTTTAGAAATTGTCAAAGACTTAGCAGCAAACGCGCCCACCATTGCGAAACCATTTAACACGGTTTACGCGAGTGAGTCGCAAGAAGAGGTGAATACTTCCGAAGAAGTTGGTATGTCAGCTTCAGAAATCTCGCCTGAAGAAAAACATTTTGAAACGCCCCCCGAGCCTGTAAGTGATTTAGAAATGCTGTTTCAGCGATCTGTTGCGCTAGAGCAAGATTCCGAATCACCTGCGGAGCCAACGCTCGTACAAGCGGGGAGTCAACAAGTGTTGTTCTCGGTGCTCGAAGAAGACAATCCGCTAGCTCTTCAAATCGAAGGGAAAGCATATCTTGGGCGATCAGCGACAAATGAGCGCGTGGTCGAAGGTATCTTGTTTAAAATCGATCGCCCAAGCGAAGCAATTCCGAGCGTCGGGCCTGGGCTACCTCTGTACATTCCTCGCAATGTCGCCTTGGAAGCTTTAGCTTGCTTAGATTTTACAAGGCCTAAGCCGATCGACGCGCATGACTCACTATCGAGACACGCTTCGACAGAAATTGTTGGCGCGATGACAAGCGCCCGAATTGATGACGATGATTTTTGGGTGACTGGTGTTTTGTGGGATTACAACCAGCCGGACAAGGTTGAAGCAATTTCGGCAGCCCAAGATCACCTAGGAATGTCGGTCAATGCAACAGCCGAGGGCCATCCCGCAGAAGTTGACGGGCGATCGGTGTGGCAGATCGATCGCCTGCGAATTCTGGGAGCTAACATCCTTTTCTCTGAAAAGGCAACCTTTAAAAAAACCAGAACGAACGTTTTAGCCAGCTCTGAATCAGGCGACTTAATTCCGATACTGGCCTCTGCCGATGATTTTGAACTAGAAAACCTTACCTTCGACACTTCCGAAACTATGGACACCTCTGCTATTGCCTCTCAAATCCGCGAACTCAGCGAAAGCGTCGCATCAATGCACTCTGAAGTGAGAAACCGACTAAACACACTGGAGCCGACAGTAAGAGAATTAGCCTCGCAGATGAGCGATATTCAAGCCGCTGCCAGGGAAACTAAAAACCAAGAACTGCAAGCGGCTTCTATGCAAATCGAACAGCAAAAACAGGCTCAATTGTTGCAGTCAATGACGCAAGTAATTGAAGAACGACTAGCGACGTTATCCCCCAGAACAAGCCCAAGATATCCAAGTCGCCCACTACCTTTAGCCGCTTCTGGGGTCGCTCCAATGTCGGGAACAACTATCGTTCAACTAGAACTGGCTTCACTCAACGGTCAAATTATGGAAATGGAGAAAAATCCGTATGCCGAATCCGCCAAGCTATTTGAGTTGATAGATCGCCGTAAGACGCTAGAAAGTCAAGTCGGTCAAGTCCGCGAATAATCGATCTCCGTACCATCAGTAAATACAGAAAAAGTCAATGTCAACAGCCCCTACAAGCACTTCGGTGTTCGGCTTTCAGTCCGAACAGATTCAAGCAGAAGCGACCGCTTACGACGGCTTCTATATTCGGAACGACTTCGATCCTATTATTGGCAGATATCTTCGGAACGCAGATGACATCCTGTTATGGCCTTTGCTCCGCAAAATGCCAGCAGAGTCTGATGTGATCCGGGAATTGGTTGAAAACGACGATCCTGCGGTTGGCTTCATGCAGAAAAACACGTTGGTTGCTGTCGAAAACCCAACAACATACAACGCGCTCCGACCACTTGCCGACGGTCAACAAATTAAGAGCTTGGGCGGTGTGATCAATATCGGTTACTACGCTCAATCTTTATTTGAACAACAAAACCGCCCTTACGCTCCACAATTGGCAATGAAAACCGAAAAAGGCATGAGCGCTACATTGAAAGCGCTAGAAAGGTGCTTGTTTCGTGGCAACGCCACATTAAACCCCTTAGAATTCAACGGGCTAGAGTCGTTGATAGCCCCAGATCACTCGTTTGAAATCGATATCGCAGACGGCAAAAAGATTGCGTCTTTGTTGCGGGCCGTTGTTCGGATAGCGATGACCGACGAGCAAATTTTGCGTGGAGTAACCCACATTTTTACTTCGGCTCTTGGCATAGAACTGATCGAGGATCAGACGGACTCCCAGATGCAATACATGAATCTGGAACGAGTTACGCCTGGATTGAAAGTGCCGTCTGTCATTACCCAGCGCGGGCAAACACCTTTAATGAGTTCCCCGTTCATTCGTGACACTCCGGCGGATCCAGCATTGGGTCGCAACTACGATCTCGTTCACTACTGGCTGCTGGACTTGAATCAGTTGTCGTGGAGAGGTGTAATCCCGAAAGGCGGGATGCCTGACAATTTTAATCCTCAAATTTTTGACGTGTCGAAGTATGCATACCACGCCGGGCTGGAGCATTACATGGTTGACAAGCGGTTTATCTTACAGTTTGGCACTTTGTTTGCAGGTAACGGTGGCGAATCGATTTGGAAGCTTTCGCTTAGGGTTCCTGCTGGTACGATCGGCTCTATCGGGACTTTGTAAAATGCTTGTTCAGCCTACAGGCAAATGGATCAATTCGATCGCTGTCCCAAACTGTGGAATTATCCGCAAGCCATTCAACTCTGAAGTCGTCAACATTCCAAATGATGTTGGTACATGGTTGATTGAAGCAGGTTTCGCGGTGGGGATTGAGGAGCCTTTGGCGCAAGCTGAAGTAATTCGGGAACGGTCACTGCCAGAAACACCCGCAGAGCCAGTCAAGCCAAAAAAGTCTCCTAAGTTATTTGTAAATCCCGAAGAAAGCTGATCGATTGGGGCATTAACACCCCAATGACATTCATGTCTAAACACACCTTCGCAGAAGAATTTTCAAAATGGTTAATCCTTTGCCAGTAGGTCTTGCTCTGAGCAAGATGGCCGACGAGATGAAAAACCACGCACCGAAATCGGTGGTGTGCTCGTTCATTCGACCAGCAAACGCGACAGCTTATACTGTTGGCGATATCATTTACCCTGCTGTTCCGGCGAGTCCGCTCGTTCAAGTGAAAGCGCTGCATTTTAAAGACGCACTTCCTTTTGGTAGTTCCGGCTTTATCGTAGAAGCGCAGCTTAAGCTGTTCTCGGATCAAAGTACAAATCTCGGTGTCGATCTACATTTATTTTCCGCCCCACTAATAGCCACGTCCGTCGATAACGAGCCGTTCACAATTAGCGCAGACGATATGGCAAACCATGTCAATACAATTTCATTCCCGGATACCGCAGCGGAATCTATGGGTGGCTTTACGCGATACGCGATCGCGCCAAGCAAGGTCGTGAGTACATCCAGCGGTTCTACAAGCTTGTACGGTATTTTAGTTGCTAAAAACGCTTATGTACCGATCGCCAGCGAAAGAATAGTCATTCAGTTAGGTATTGTTCCGCGAGTTGTAATTCCCTAAACCTATGTATCTGACGCCTTTAGAAGTACAGCAGCGGTTAATCTCGATCGGAACTTATACGATCGAGACGGCTCCCTCTTTGGAGCAATTGGCTTATGTACTCGAAGGAATTGAGGAACGCCTCGATATTTGGCTCGGCTATCATCCAGGTAGAAAGACTTACATAGAGGATTACCGTAGTTCATGCTCCGGGACAGTAACCCTGGCAAAGTACCCAGTAATCCTGGTAAGACGGGTCGAAATTTACAACAATATTGACCCGTCTTATCCTCCCGTGTACACAACCGAAAATATTATGTCAAATTGGTTGCAAGGCACAATCTTGAAAGTTGGCTATTCGGGGTGGATGGTAAAAGTCAGTTATGACGCTGGCTGCGATCCATTACCCAAGCGATTCCAACGAGCCGCTTTTTCTTTACTGAGGAAAAGTCTAGAAACGAGTGGCCTGACTGGAGATTTGAGTTTTCTCGAAGAGCCAATCCGCGACGTAAGCTCAATCTCAGTGCCGGGAATTTCCAAGTCATTTCGACTGGGTGATAGTAAAGGTGGAAAAAGTGGTGGCGGAGGTGGCTCCACTCTTGATCGTGAACTCGCATCATTACAGGAAGCTGGCGATCGTCGAAGCTTTATTTTTCCAAGAACATAAATATATGTCGCTAGAAGATAGCTATATTCAGACTCAAATTAATCTTTTAGGGCTGCACCTCGCCTTAGCTGGCGAGATTCCTAAGCGTAGTGGCGATTTTGAAACGAGTTACAAAACCAAAAGCGGAAAAGAAGTAACCGTCAACCGATCGCCCGACGGAAAGTTCGCGTCGGAAAGCAGCACTCCAGGTACGGCTACTTCCGAAATAAAAGCGCCTCCAGTATTAGACCCGAAGGTTGCTCGTGAAAACGGTCAGGTAGTTAGAGAGGTTTTGACAGGTAAAGTCGGGGACGATCTGAAGAAAGATTTGGCGGCTGATTTTAAACATAGACCCGATATTCAGCAGGCGATCGAGAAAGTTGATTTTGCACAAATTCTCAAAGGCTATAAAGATGCCCTAAGCAATCTCAGTGATTTCACTAAGATTGCTTTTGAGCAAGCTGTGAACGCCACATCACAAGGCGCACAAGAAGTTTTGCGCGTTGCGATAAGTGCTGCTCAATTTACAGCAAGTGTTATTTTGCGGCAAATGGCTTTTGGGGGGGTTTTGGTTTTAGGATCTGCTGGAATTGGTGTTTTTAAAAAGGGAATGCGACCAGACAAGGCGATCGCGCAGCAAGCCGCAGGTATCGCCCCAGGAATGATTAAGGAGATATTTTCATCACCAAATATAACTCGAATTGTAAGTATCAGTCTTATCTTTGATGCCGTAGGTAAAGCGATCGAACTCGCAGCAAATGCTGTCCGCAAAGAAAAGCCACCACTTGTCGAACCTTCTGCGGATGAACAAGTCAGGGAGGCGCTTCGCTCCATCGGTGGCGATCGAATTAAATCAGGATTAATTGCTAATGCCGCTAATTCTCCGAGTATCGTAGAAGGTATTAAAAATACAAAAATTGAAGATGTAGTCAAGGGCGACAAAGACACTATTGGTAACGCAATCGACTTCATGCAAGACCGTATGGATGATGCGATAAAAGCGGTATCTGAACACAAAAAAGAGCTAGCGATCGGTGCAGCCGCAGTCGCCTGTATAACTATAGGGACTGCGTTTACCCTTATAACGGGTGTTGTTGGTCAAATACTAATTGTCGATCTTATCGGAGAACTTATCGCTGGCAAAGGTCTTCAAGAAGCTGCGAAAGTCGCGATAAAACAAGCTTCGCTCACGAGAGTCAAAAATGCGGTAACTAGCCCTATACTTAGATCGGTAATCGGACTTGACCTTTTTTTTAGTATAAAAAAAGAAATCAGCAAGCAAGTAAATATCGCAAATGGTTCTTTAGGTGAGGGTATCTTTGGCGAAAACGAAGAAACGGTTAAAAAACTGGTTGCGGATGAGGGGCTGAATTATAAAGACGTACTGGAGGCGATCGCCCGCCGTAATGAGCAACAACCCAATCCCAAAAAAGCAGAGCAAGTTCAGAAACAAACATTAGAACTCCAAGGAAGAATCCAGGAAGGCGTCGCCAAAATCCAGAAAGTTGTTACCGGGAAGTTGTCGTTAACCGCTTCTGATATTAGTCAAATCACCAATATCGCCAAAAAAGAGGTTGAGATAAGAAATATACTTATAGAGAAAAAGGGCGAACTAGAGCAAGCTGAGGGTCGAGGGTTTTCGCTCACCAAAAGGTTGAACGAGTTAGCGGAGATAGCCCAGAAAGAAGGAAAGGAGTCGCCTAGTTACAAGTGGCGAGTCAATGTTGCTAAAGCAGAGCTAAAATATGGAGAAAAACTAGATAATCTCGGAGGATTTGGTGGATATGACAAACTACTAAATTCGATGAAACAAACAAACCCCGCACCTGGTAAATACGAATTACCCGATAGTGAAGACGACCGCAAAATAACAACCTTATTCAATCAGGGAGGTGCGTCATCACGAACATCGGCAAATGACAGATCCAAGGTAGTGGCTGGCGCTCAAAAGGCGGGGCAAGACCTTCAACAGTATTTAGCGACACCAATTAATGCAAAAGTTGGCTTAGCGGGCAGTATTACTTGCGCTTTCCCAGGCGGAAATAACAAGTATTCACAAATGACTAAAGATGCCGCCGAGATAGACCCAGGAATGAAATTATTTACAGAAACAGAATTGTTCAATGACAAAAGTGTAGATGGTTACATCAATATTGGAGACGTCTTACTGTCAAATGTGGGGGTTAAGTTACAGGGATATAACTCACTTGCCTCAACAAAGGAGCATACTAGAGAAATGATGTGGCACGAAAGCGGACACCTTCTTGAGGTTAAGCTAGGGAAAGTAGAAGAATCTGTCGCGTTTCGAGAAGAACGGGCTTCAGAAGTCCCTAATGATACGAAGGAAATTCCTCCAACGGGATTAAGTCTTGGATCTCAAGACTATGCGCTAGGTGAGTTTTACTCACCCTATATCGGACTTAGGATGAAAGGTCTAGGGAAACACGCCAACACCGAAAGGGCTACCGAAGTTTTATCGTCTGGCATGGAACTGCTCTCTAGCCCAACTATGGCAGAACGTGGCGCAAAAGCAGATAGAGAAACCATGCTCTATGCACTTTCGGCCATGAATGAAAACGTATCAGATTAAACGCTATGGCAAACCCAGCATTTGGAATCGTGATTGGTGAAGAGATGACGCTGTGGCTTTTAGAGATAGACTTAAGTAAGCAAAGACCCACACAATTAGCACGAGGTGAAATCAAAGTTAAATTTCTTGTGGCAAATACAGAAGTCTTGTATGAGGAGTTCTCAACTCAATTCTTGAGTGTGCCTGGCGTACATTTCTCCACTTTGAAAGGTGGTTTTGGTTCCTACGCTGAAGTTAGACATATCCTGGAAAGTATGTCTGGTGGAATGTGGGCGTTCAGCGAACGAAATGTCCCCAAAGAAAGAGGCGAATTGGGAGTCCCAGATAGTCTTGCGCTCCTCTAGTTGTTAACCGCTAATTAAATCGATTCACAGAAAAAACCATGAATAATACAAATTTCGATGACAGTGAGCTTCGCATTCAAACCCTACTCTCAAACCTTCGATTAGACCTATTCGCGATCGAGCATTTGCAACTTGCCGAAGAAGAAGATAAGCCTAAACAATCGGGCAACTTCGAGACAACCACCAAAACAAAAAGTGGTAAAGAAATCAATGTTACCCGATTGCCCGATGGGAAGTTCGCATCTAAAAGCGGCGGTGGTTCCGCGTCATCGGAATCGAAGTCTTCCACCAAGGGAGGTGCTGAACCGCCTGTATCTGCTGCGGACAGTTCAAAAGCTATTAGAGAAGGGCTTACTAAGGTTGGTGACGATCTTAAGGCTGGTTTGGCAAAACTGGTTGACGACGATCCTGATGTCAAAGCTGGTGTTCAAAGCGCCAGTATTTCTGAAATAGTTGGAGAAGCCGGAGACGCGCTTACAAACGCTCGACAATACATAGAGAACAAATTCAATGAAGCGGTTGAAGCGAAAACTAAGCAAAGTCTCGGAACGGCGATCGGTGAGACGCTAGTTGCGTGTTTGGCTGTCGCGGCGGTGACTGGAGCTACGTCAATGGTTTTGGGTGCGAGTGTACTAACCGCTGTCGGGGTGGGGACGGCGTTCGCTCTAAAGGCATTGGAAGTGAGTGCACGAGCAATAGGTGATGCTTCTAAAAAACGTAATGAAGAAGAATTAAAGAAATTCCAAGAAAATACGCCGTGGGCAATAGGCACTGATCCGAAATTACAGCAGATAGTTAAAAAGCTAACAGCAGAGAACACCGCGGAGTCTAAACAGCTACTCGCAGACATCAAGACTTCAGTTGACGAGCAAAGAGCTGCACAAAAAAAATTCGCCCCAAAGCTCGTACCACCAAAGTCTAACGACGCGGCAAAAAAAGAGATAACCGGCGAAACTGGATCGGCTATCAAAAATGGTCTGATCGCCGGTGCAGCCGAAAATACAAACGTCGCCGCTGGAATCCAAACTACAGACATGGCGGATGTAGTAAAAGGAGAAGGTGACGCTTTTAGTAATGCTATGGACTTTATGAAAAATGCGATCTTTGATGCTGCCAAAGCTACTTCGACAGCAATTAAGGATTCTGCAATTGGTAAGGCGATCGTTGGGGTTTTAACAGCGGCTTATACAATGGGCGAAACATCTGGCAAAGCTGTGGGTAAATTTGCGCGCGAAAAAATAACCGAGGCTTTGGATTCAACCCTGGTTGACGAACAGATAGCAGAGACTTTGGCAGACCTGACCCCAGAGAAGATATCTGAAAACTTTGAGAAAGCTAAAGCATTTATGGCGGTAAAAGAAAATCGAGAGCAAGTAATAGCAGAGATCAAGCAATACATTGATGAGGCTGTTGCGGACGTGAAATCAGGCAAGACAGCGGGAGATCTCAATACTAGAGTGAAAGACTTGGAGGGTCGGCTGAATAAAGCCGTCGAGACTTTACAACGTGAAAGAAAATACCAACGCGACAAGCAAGAATCGTTGAAACAAGATAAGAGAAGCGATGAATCTCCCTAAAAGAGCGTTCTAGTTAAATAGGAAGATGTCTCGTACTAACAAATTTTAGACCCCGAAGGAATCACATTATGAACGTATACAGACCTATTGACGATCCTATTGACGATATCTACGCAATTGATCGTTGTCACCCAAAAGTGCAGTCGGGTTTTCTTGAACTGCATCTACAATTGGCAGAATTTGAGACAACGTATAAAAACGAAAGTGGCAAAGAAATTACAGTCACCCGATCGCCTGATGGAAAGTTCGCCAGCGAAGGAGGCGGGTCGTCATCTTCAGACGCGGCATCGAAAGATAAAGAACCAGCACCTAAAACGAGCAATACAGCAAAGCTAGCAAAAGACTTATTGAGCGGAGAAAAAGGCGATCAGGTTAAAGACGCACTTGTTGCGACAGCAACAGATCCCGACGTTAAAACTGGGATTATTAAAGCGAGCTTTGCCGAAATACTGGGTAACGCTGGGGACGCTATGTCGAATGCCACCGATTATATTGGCAAGAAAATGACAGAGGCTAAAACAGCAGCAAGTAAACAACCGCTCGGTGTAATTCTCGGGGAAGTCATCGTAGGTAGTGCTGTACTCGCTGCCGTCGCGGCTGCGGGGGCTATCGCGGCGGGAGCGTCCGCACCCGTGGCCACTGGTGTATTTGTGGCAACGAACTTTCTTTCATTAATTGCCGGCAATTCTATCAGTAGCAAAAAGATTAAGCGTCAACACGCTGAGAAACTCCAAAAGTTTCAAACTCCGATGTCTTATAAGGAAATGGATGCTGCTCTTGAAAAATTTAAAAAAGACAAAGCAGCGCAAGAGAAGCTACATAAAGGGGCTAAAAAAGCGCTCACGATTGAAGATATAGAACGCGCTCACAAAGAAAGAGGCGGATCAAATAGAAGTTGATGGAGTCACCATCCGCAGGAAAGGCAAAGCTTACCAATTACCAAACGGAGGGACTGTAACAGCATCGTGAATTCAAAAATTGAAGTGGGCGATCGGCACAAAGAGATCGCCCACTTCAATTTTCGCCCGCAAGAGATTCTACTTGCGATCGCCGTACATATCGGAAATATCGTCACGGTTAAATTGCAATCCGCGTTGATATTCCTCTTGAGTCCAGCGCAAAACGTGCGGGTTAACTGTGCCTAGCGTCATCATTTCATAAATCCAAACATTGATATCCGCTTGAAATTCTGGATTAGACATAGCATAGGAAATATTTTATCAAAATTCGCCCTGTGATCGTAGACTGCGGTTAATTTAAAAATTGAAGCGGGCGATCGCATCGCCCGTCTCGATCGCCCGCAATTCAATTTCACCCAGCAATGCACAAACAAAAAACGGGTGATCTAATTTAGATTACCCGTTTTTGCGACTTTTTATTTGTGTTAAGACTATTATGTGGTTCTTGGAATTCAACAATGAGATACAGTCCAGTTTGCAAGCCAAATCAATTGATCTGCGGCGAGGGGCAAATAGTAGTAGTCAGCGGTTGGACGCAATCTAAATTTATAGCGCAACACATAGACGCTAGGGATTATGCTGCTATCGGGCAACTATATTCACCGACTCGCGGTATTAGTTTTTTGCTCCGAAATTTGCTAGCTAACCCGCACGTACACGCTTTGATCGCCATTAATGCTACGAGCGCAGACACTAACGCTGGTTCTGTTAAAGCACTTGTGGATTTTTTCAAAAACGGATTTGGGCTTGGTAAGAGTGACACAGGACGCGAGTGTTGGGTCATAAAATCCGAGAAAGTTGGATACATAGACATAGAGATTAAAGAATCCGCTTTGGAATTGCTAAGAAAATCGATCGCCTACTGCGAGGTATCTTCAGTTGCCGACGCGATCGAAAAGGTGAATTTACTGGCAAGCTTGATCACCAGCACTGAAAGGTTTTCCGAAGGTACGACGCTGAAGCCGTGGGCTGAACCGATGACTTTCCCCGTATCGGAAATTGAATCAATTGTGTTTCCGGGACAGAGATATGGACACCGAATTGAAGGTACTACCATTGCTGAAACCTGGGTAAAACTGCTGCACCGTATCAGGACAACTGGAACCATGCGCGCTACGAGATATGACGGGCAGTGGCAGGAACTGATCGACTTAATGGCGATCGTCACTGACGAGCCGCCTGACTTTTACTTTCCCGATCCCAACTTTCTTCCGCTCGATCGCTCATTCCTCGACAGTTACATTCCTCAAATTCTTGATGACGCGACTTACACGGAGGGTGTGAAGTACACCTACGGGCAGCGGATGAGATCGTGGTTTGGTAACGACCAGATCGAAGAAGTTACATCTAAGCTTGTCAATGAAATTGATACTGCCAGTGCGGTAATCAGCCTGTGGGATGCCGGAGGTAACTGGAACCGAAATCCTGACGGGTCTTCAGATCACAAACACGGTAGCAGTCCTTGTTTGAATCACATCTGGTTCCGCGTTGTAGACAGTGTGTTGTCGATGACGGCAACTTTTCGCAGCAACGATATGTTTTCGGCGTGGCCTTCTAATGCAATGGGTCTACGGGCATTGCAACAGTACGTCCGAAACGAGATTTACAGGCGATCTGATTACAATCTCAAAATGGGCCCATTAATCACAATTAGTCAGAGCGCGCACATTTACGACGATACTTTTGAGAACGTGGATATGCTAATCCAGCAGCAATACGCAAAAATCGCCAAAGTTCAAAACTTCAGAGATCCTGTTGGTAACTTTTTGATCGAAATTGAGGGCGATCGAATTCAAATTTCCCGTACAACTCCGGGCAGCGGTGAAGTGATCGACTGCTATTCAGATAAACACCCACTCGGTTTAATTCGACAGATTTGTGCAGATGTTCCGGCGATCGATCCAGAACATATTGGCTACCTTGGGATTGAATTGGAAAAAGCGAGGCGGGCGATCGAAAGTAATTCAATCTACATTCAGGATAGATAAAAAGCGGGTGATCGGATATCATTTCGGTCACCACACTTATTTGCCTGCAAACTAGGTGATATTATATTAAGATCGCCATAAATTTAATCAAATGCAAGAAACTTTAAATCTTTGCCTTGTGAGGGTAGTTCAGTATAACGATCATATGGTTTTCTACGGAATTACCGGAACTGGGGATATTCCCCCAGGGCTGCATGGACATCCCGACGAGAATAGGGATGAATCTCTAATAGCAATTTTTCCTGTTTCAGATTCAGATCGCGGAAACCTAGAAGAGTACGCAAAGCAAAGAGGAGGCTGGAAACAAATAAACGTGTATGACGTTAGCGATTTCTGTATTTCTCCGCAACTATCTAGCTTGCGATGTTTTTCCAACCCAGATCCGACAGAAATCACAACAACGCCTAAAAGAAAAAGCCTGCTCAGAAACGAATCTAGACCAGTTGATAAAACTTCGATTCATAAAAACATTCGTCTTCCAGTCGAATTGTTTAAACAACTAGAAGCATTTGCTGAACAAAACAGGCTTCACGTATCAGGCGTGATTGTGACCGCATTGCAAGAATATGTCGGCAGGCTTTGGAGATAACTGTCTTTTCTCTCGGAAAATTTGGGATGGCTTATTACCCCCCCTAAGTTAAGTGGGCGATAAAAAGCGGGCGATCAGAATAATATCCGATCGCCCCCTTTTTGTCTAAACTTCGTTAAAGAGTTCATCCATAAACCGCGCTAATTCTTTTTTAGCTTCAGACTGTGCTTGCTTTACGGATTCACCCCAAAAGTTACGTCCCGGAACGATGATATGCGAAGTCTCCGCTCTTAAGTAAATACCAAAATTTGCAGCCATGAAACCGCGCATCTTTTGAGTGACTGGTATTACCGCACCCTCGTCTTGTACTTTGGCTATCATGGTTTGCTTACCTTCAGGGATGCCGACACCCGCGATAAAACCATTTCCTTCTTGTCTGAAATATTGTTCTAGTGTGTTATGAATCCCGCTACCATCCGGTTCTCCAGCGACTTGATAGATACGCTTAGTCATATCGGAAAGCGGTGGTGGATAACCGCCGCGCCCCTGTCTAGCTAAATGCTGGCGGATAATTTCATCGAGACGCTTTGCCGACAATATCGTCCACTGCGCGCCCTTGGCATTGATACGCGCCTTGGCGTTCTTCATCTTCGCTAAAAGCTCGCCGTAAGTCCCGCTATTCTTGAGGTTTGATTCCATTTTTTGGTATAGTTTTCGCTAAAGTCTAACGAAAAAAATGAAAGTAACTCCTCAGAATTTAACAAGTATCGAATGTGATGGACGGCAAACTCCAGAACGGTCTACAAATCTCGATTATCTGGAAGCGCGATCGCCCGAACGAATAGCCTTGATTCGAGATATAGCCCAAAAGCTGGATAGAAACGCAGAAGATATAGAACGGGAAGCTTATAATTCCTGGGCAAAGCATCACGAACCATTCGACCGACAGACGTTAGAAATTCTGGCAGAAATAGAGAAGATTGGAAGTTACTCGATCGCTCAAATGGAATTAATTGGTGATTGTATCAGAGGAAGCTCCGAAGATTTTAAGCATTCATCTGTGTGTGCGTCGGAAGTGAAAGGTATGGTCGCTGCGGGTGACGAATTTCACAATACCATAAGGAAACTAGCGAAATGCGGAAAGCTCAGCGACTTTAGTCCTGAGATGTAAGCGAGCAAGGACTTCAGTTCCCTTCAATTTTTTTTCATGCGACATCAGCAACGCCTCACAGCTACGAATCACAAAAGTATTGCCAAAGGTCGAGATCCTGCGGGCTTGGTCGGCCGACAGTTATTCTCAGAGCAGACTCAGGCTCAAAAACAAAAGGCGATCGCCCGCTTCTGGTACGGCGACGGGCACCTTTACTGCCAGGAATGGATCGCCAAAAACTACAGGACTCATGCTGGTCTACCATTGCGCTGGGATGAACCATTCTTCTTTGGCTTTTTATCCGTGATGGCTAACCCGTGGTTGGTTCGAGTGACTGTGATCAAAGGCGCGCAGATGGGTTTTTCGGAAACTTTGATTGCCCTTGTCGCGTTCTCTTTGGTTGAGTTGCGAAGCTCTACTATTTATTGTGTAGATGAAAAATTAAAATTGATGGACATCGTGGCTCCACGAGTTCAGCCGGCATTCGACAGTATTAAGTCTATCCAGTTGCTTCGTCAATTATCTATTAAGCGGGGGCGTAAAGATACTGACACAAAACAGCGAAATGTAGATGTGGGGGGTGTTCCTGTGTACTTCGCATTCGCCGGTCGCGCCGGGGCAAGCAGTCAAGGCCGACAGGTTTCAAGCTCTCTCAGTTCTGTGCCTGTTGAATTTTGGGTAATAGCCGATGAAGTTGAAGCCTTCCCGCCAGGGGCTGTGAATATTTTATTAGAACGGACTTCAGCTTCGACACTACCAACTTGTCCGCTGCGGTGTGGATCTACCCCCGGCGCTGAAGGGGGGGTTGTTGACGTCCAGGTCAAAACATCGAAGTATTTTTTTGACTGGTATGTAACGTGCCCACATTGTCAGGTAGGTCAGTTCCTATCGCCTAAAGGTAATTTATTTCGACCGTTGCACATTGAAGGGCGATCGGACTTGCAGTATTTTGATACCGTCGGCAATCCTCTAGACTGGTTCTGCACTGATTCCAGCAATTTAGAGAAAAGGATCTCCACAGCGTATCTCGGCTGCCGGCACTGCGCTGGCGAACTTACACGGGAGACAATTACTAAAGGTCAATATCGCTGTCATCACACTGGCGAAATTCTGAACGAATTTACCGAGAAAACACAAAAAGCCAAAAAACCAGTCCGTGATGGCGTGGCGCTGAGGCTACCAAGACTCGCTTCTAAACTGTTCAACTTGCAGGAGCGGTTATCGAGATTGACGCAAGCCCGAAACATTAGCGATCGCGCTGACTCGCTCCAGCAAGGTTTCGGAGAAGTCAGTTCTTTCGGCGCTGGCAGAATTGACAAATCGTTGTTACTCGAATGTATTGGCAAACCTTTGCCAGCAACTTGCACAATTCCAGATCTAATTGTTGTGGGCGCTGACCAGGGACTCGGGCATCAGATATCGGTAGTAACTTACTGGTATTGGGGGGAAGGAGTGAACGAGCGTGAAAAATGGGAGACCGCACACGTCGAAGTGAAGTGGTTTGGGGCGGCGTATCGAATGGAAGGAATAGAAGAACTCGCCTCTACCTGGAAAGCCGACTTTGTGGGAATTGACATGAATCCAGAGGCTTACTCTGCTGGGCAATTCGCAAGTAAATTCCGACCAGAACGAGAAACGAAAGGAACACGGGCGATCGAGTTAGGTCGCGGTCGGAATGTCGATCGCCCGCAGAATTATTTTGAACAAACAGGAATCGTGTTCCTTTTCTATCAAACAGCGCTCAAAGGCGAGGAATTCCGAAGTTCGACACGCACAGTGCAGGGTGAGGATTATCCCGCGTTCGCGCTCGATCGCACATTCGGATTGGATTCAGTGCTAGAAATGGTACATTCTGGGCGACTTCATTTACCCGCAGACTGGGTGTACGATCCTCGCGATAAAGATGCGTTTCTTTACCAAATGCTGACATCGGAGCGGACAGCAAAGGCACAGTGGGTTGAAGGAAATGAGCCCGACCACGCATTTCATGCGCTTAATTTTGCGACGGTGACAGCGATGTGTTGGTCTTACTTACCGAAACCAACGCCATTTGTATTTGGTGGTGTAGGTAAACCAAAACCGACACCGTATTATTAAAAAGAAGCACCGGTTATAAAAAAGGGGGCGATCGGATTGAATTAATCCGATCGCCCCCCTTTTTTCTTATTAACCTCAGTCAATACTTAAAGAGCAACCCATTTGAAGAAACCGTGCATTCTGCTGGTACACCTTCGCTTGTTCATAATACTCCTCAATTTTCTCAGTAATGTTTGTCCTGTCCACATTCTCAGGTGGAGTGGTAGACAAAATATTAGCTTTCGCCATAAACTGTTCAGCCTGAAATAACCAAACACCTGCTAGCATATCATTTGTTTGGTTATCAGAAAATTGGGCTGAAAACCCCGTCCTTCTAGGACGGCTTTAATTGTAAACTTTCATTACATATTCACCACTCTTGTGCTGAAAGCGGTAGCATAAGGATGGAGGTGAGAGCAATGTTAGTTTTTGAGTTTAAGGCTTACGGAAAATCGAGTCAATTCCAGGCAGTGAACGAAGCAATTCGGACTGCCCAGTTTGTTCGCAATAGTTGCTTGCGCTATTGGATCGACAATCCCAAAAAGAACAAGTACGATCTGAACAAATACTGTGCTGTACTAGCAGCAACTTTTCCGTTCGCTGATGAACTCAATTCTCAGGCAAGACAGGCAAGTGCCGAACGCGCTTGGTCTGCTATCTCTCGGTTCTACGAAAACTGCAAGAAAAAGATTCCCGGTAAAAAAGGATATCCTCAATTTCAGAAAGACTGTCGCTCTGTTGAATACAAATCGACTGGGTGGAAACTTTCTCCTGATAGAAAGTCGATAACTTTTACCGATAAAAAAGGGATCGGCAAGTTAAAAATAAAGGGTACTCGTGACTTACATTTTTACCAAAGTAACCAAATTAAACGGGTTCGATTGGTAAAACGCGCTGACGGTATTTACGTTCAATTCTGTATAGATGTCAATAGGACAGAAAATACAGCGCCGACAGGTACTACTATCGGATTAGATGTCGGGTTAAAAGAATACTACACAGATTCAAATGGAGTCACGGTTGAAAACCCTAGATTCCTCAGAAAAGGTGAACGTATTCTTAAACGTAGTCAGCGTCGAGTATCGAGAAAAGTTAAAAGCTCAAAGAATAGAGGCAAAGCTAGACAGATTTTAGGCAAGCGCCATCTCAAAATAAGCAGGCAACGTAAAGACCATGCCGTGAAATTGGCAAGGTGCGTAATTCAGTCAAACGACTTGATAGCCTACGAAGATTTGAGAATCAAGAATATGGTGCAGAATCATTGTCTTGCTAAGTCTATTAACGACGCATCTTGGTATCAGTTTCGTGTATGGCTGGAATATTTTGGAAAAGTATTTAAGCGCGTAACGGTTGCGGTAAATCCGCAATATACTAGCCAAGAATGCTCTAGCTGCGGTGAAATTGTCAAAAAAACGCTATCCACTAGAACTCACGCCTGTAAATGTGGGTGTCTAATGGATAGAGATTTCAATGCCGCTATAAATATCCTAAGTCGGGGATTGGGTACGGTAGGGCATACCGGAACCTTTGCACTAGATGCAAGTAACGCTTTGGGAGAATTGACCTCTACTGTGGTTGGAGAAATCCTGCCTCAGCAAGTCGGCTCGTAGATCAAAGAATCCCCATGCCTTCAGGTTGGGGAGTGTCAATCGCGTTCAACAAGATGGTGTCGAATTCTTTACGATCACTGCCACTGGAGAGTCAGGGATGAGCCAGTCTGGACTAGCTCGATTGTGTGGGGTGTCCCGACAAGCCATTGATAAACTCATCGAATCACTGTCAACGAGTCGCTGTCCAGAATTCTTGAACTCGTTACAGTGTATAGGTTTAGGACTGTCAACCAGTTTTAAGCAATTTCACAATATCACCATAATTAAGGGTCAGGAACCTCGGCCTTAAGGCACGAGGCTTGCAGGAGAAATCCAGTAGGCCGTTCTGACCAGCCTCAGTCTTTATTGGCTACATTTCAAGAGTCACGACACCCTTGGATGCGTGCTAGTCTTCTGCCCTGTCGCTAACAATTAAACAGTTTTACGGTCACTGAAACAGTGTTGTTAGCTTAACAAGCTCTTGAAATATTGGCGAAGCAAACATTACCCCGCAAGGGAGAATTTCATGCAAAACTATACCTTTGTAATTGACACAAATAAACAACCACTCGCTCCCGTTCATCCTGCCGTAGCTAGAAAGATGCTCTCGAATGGCGAAGCTGCGGTCTTCCGCAGATATCCATTTACTATCATTATTAAGCGCGGTGCGAACAATCCTATCGAGTCAGTCGAAATCAAGCTAGATCCCGGTAGCAAAACAACAGGAATTGCCTTACTTAAAGGTAAAAAGCTTATCTTTGTAGCTGAGCTAAGTCACAGAGGGCAAGCTATTAAAGCCAGCTTAGATGCTCGTCGCACCATGCGCCGAAATCGTCGAGCTAGACATACTCGCTACCGCCAAGCGCGTTTTCTAAACCGAACTCGTTCAAAAGGTTGGTTGGCTCCTAGCTTGCAACACCGAGTAGAAACGGTTTTGACTTGGGTCAACAAATTCATCCGACTTGCACCCGTCAATAGTATTGCGATGGAGTTAGTTCGATTCGACCTCCAGCAACTAGAAAATCCTGAAATCTCTGGAGTAGAATATCAGCAAGGAGAATTACTGGGTTACGAGATTAGGGAGTACCTACTCAATAAATGGGATAGAAAGTGTACTTACTGCCAAGCTGAAAATATTCCCTTGCAAGTAGAACATATTCACCCCAAGGCAAAAGGAGGCAGCAATCGGATTTCTAATTTGTGCCTAGCTTGCGAAAAATGCAATCTCAAAAAAGGTACTCAAGACATTAAAGAGTTCCTCTCGAAGAAGCCAGATTTGCTCAAGCAAATTATGGCACAGGTCAAGCGACCACTCAAAGATGCCACCGCCGTCAATTCGACTCGCTGGGCATTATTCAATCAACTCAAATTGACAGGATTGCCTGTCATGAAAGGTTCCGGCGGGCAGACTCAATACAACCGCACTCGATTAGAGCTACCCAAAACTCACTATTTTGATGCTGCTTGCGTTGGCAAGGTTGATAAATTAGTTGTGTTAGCAACTCAACCATTATTAATCAAAGCTAACGGACACGGCACTCGACAAATGTGTCGCACCGATCGCTTTGGTTTTC